GCGTTAAACACGGAGAGGTCAGCACGAAACTGTGCCAGCATGGCTGTAAACAGCGCAGGTTGCTGGGCGTGGGTGGCGGCGCTCATTTCAACCTCTCCCTGCATCCAGCACACCGCCAGCAACACATTTTTCGGGTTCTTCTGTAATGCAGCTTTGGTGCGCGCAATCAGGTCCTGATATAACGGTTTACCCACACCCCAGCGCGCCGAATCCTGGCTGGCCCCCGTGTCCGCACTGAATGTCCCCTCCGCGCCCTGGGTAAATGCCGAACCACCACGACAGCATGGTACCAGCAGGATCCCCGCGTTATTCGGGATATACGGGAGCAGTTTTTTGGCAATATGTAACCCCTGGCCGACACAGCCGTACTGCCCTTTGCTCAGGTCTGCCTTCGGATGATTCAGCGTACTCATATCCTGCACATCATGCAGGCAGTGGTCGGCCGGAATAATATCGTTATATCTGCAGGCAGCCCCACCCGGCGTAACTGTACTGCGGCGCGCCAGCTGTTTAATGCGCGGATCCGGAGCATCGTATGAATCCGGAAGCGGAAGCCCTTCCCCGTAAGCCATTGCATTGGACTGCCCGGCCAGTACGATGACGTAGTACCAATCCGGCTCAGTTGCACCACTGACCACCACATCACCTTCTGCTGCAATCGCCTGCATCAGGGTATAAGGGGTTATGGCCACCGGACTACCAAACGGCTGCCAGCCCTCTTTCAGTTTGTGTGTCAGCTTTTCCGCAAGGTCTGACGGCGACGCCGCCCTGACCACGTCATAGTGTTTAAATGCCATTATTCCTCCCCTTTCCGGGATTTTCCTCAACAGTTGCGGGCCACGGTCCGGCCACAAGGAGAATCAAAAGAGGAGAACCGCAGCCCGCAAAACGAAAAAGGCCGCGCAGTTGCGCAGCCTTATAAACCCTGGTTAAAATCCACACGATAAAAATGACAATGCAAGTATCTCATGCTGTTGCCCGAACCCACTCGGGCTTTTTTTTGCATGTAAAAAGGCTCCTGCGATGAGAAGCCTGGATATATGCCTAATCTCTGTATACAGCATGATGCCGGGTGCCTCCCGGTGAATTCTGCAATGACCAGACAGAATCCGCAACTTGCCTATACAATACGCAACCAAACATCTGTCATTATGCCCCGCCGCTCAGGGGGATTCATCATGCAGGATTTTTTTAACAAACGCTCAGCATGTCAGGCAACAGTCAACTGCCTGAATTGTGAGGCATTTAACATTTCACTGTCCGGTGTCTTTCCTGTAATAAAAAGCCCGCAAAAGAGAGTCAGGGCAGATAAGTGTGGTGTGGTGCGTTGTACTGGATTCGAACCAGTGACCGATTGCTTAGAAGGCAATTGCTCTGTCCGGCTGAGCTAACAACGCAGAATACCGATAATGGACCGCCACCGGGGACTCCGAATCTCGCACAGGGTGACGTTCTTTCCTGATGAGCTAGTGGCGGTTGGTGGCCCTTGCTGGATTTGAACCAGCGACCTGGCGATTATGAGTCGCTCGCTCTCACCACTGAGCTAAAGGGCCGATTGCTGAATAATAACGACGCATGATTAACTCCGCAATCTCATCCGTTACGAATGATTAAATCCTGTACTTCCCGCACCGTCTGCTCAAAACGTTCAGTCTCCAGTTCAACGCCAGTTGCACGACGTCCCAGCGCCATCGCTGCTTTCACTGTCGACCCCGACCCCATGAAGAAATCTGCAACCAGGTCTCCCGGACGACTGCTTGCGCTGATTATCTGCTGCAACATTTCTGCCGTTTTTTCGCACGGATGTTTCCCTGGATAGTACTGCACCGGTTTATACGTCCACACATCGGTGTACGGCACCTGCACCGTCACACCGAAATACCGCCGCAGATGCTTATATTCACTCTGCAGCTCCGCATACTGTCGGTTCAGAGAGGCATACGTATCCACCAGCTGGTGGTGGGGCTTTTCCAGTTCACCCCGCTGATGCTTCTCTTCTGCCACCCGGGCAAACAGTGCCTGTAATTTCAGATAATCGCTTTCGTTCGGCAGCAGCCACTGACCGGCACTGAACCAGTGCGACACCATGTTTTTCTTTCCTGTGGCATCTGCAATCTGTTTTGCCGTTATCCCCAGGACAGCGCGCGCATCACGAAAGTAAGCAATCAGCGGGGCCATCACATGCTGTTTCAGTGCCCTACCCTTCGCCTCATACCCGGCATCTTTCGGACGATACGGCCCCTGATAATGCTCTGCGAACAGAATGCGCTCTGTGGCGGGGAAATACGCCCGCAGGCTTTCCTTGTTGCACCCGTTCCAGCGTCCGGACGGCTTTGCCCAGATGATATGGTTCAGCACGTTAAACCGCTCACGCATCATGATTTCGGTGTCAGATGCCAGACGATGGCCACAGAACAGGTAAAGACTTCCGGCAGGTTTCAGCACCCGCCAGAACTGCGCAAGACACTGGTCCAGCCACTTCAGGTAATCTTCATCACCCGCCCACTGGTTATCCCAGCCCTCGGGTTTCACTTTGAAGTACGGCGGGTCCGTGACTATCAGGTCAACAGAATTTTCGGGTAACGACCGCATAAATTCCAGGCAGTCGGCGTTGATTAACTCACAACTGGATATTTTTACAGTATTAAGCATGGATCATTAAGCCTGTCTCTGATAGGCTCATTCTGCTTTTGCGCAAAGCAGTGGGCCTGAGGTTTGCTTGTGAACCCAACGCATGAGCAGATGGCTGGTGGGTGCCCCTTACACCCACCAGCCGCCCATTTACCACAAATAAAAAAGCCTTCAGGACTGAAGGCGTCTGTAACAACCAAACTGATAGTCTGCCAGACCCGCCATAACCAGCTGGGTCAGTATTAACTGGCAGCGTTCGCGTGAAAGGTAAGTATTCTGCGCAATCTCCCCGACTGTCGCCGGGTCGGTAACGCTTAATTCATTAAACACCACTCTGGCGGTTTCTGTCATATCCTGCTGTTTCAGCATGTCTTTTTCCCTTTTCCGGTTAACGTGACACACCAATAACTCTTGTCGAAAAAGCCAGCAACCTGAAAGAACGGTATTAATAACCACCAGCGAATTTATTGCGCTGCTGTATATTACGGACACAAAAAAACCACCTTCCGGTGGCTTCCTTGTGCGAAAAAACTTGCATTTCGCCTCGCGATACAGCTTTGCGAAGCTTACAGGAATTCAAGCTGTTTCTGCGTAAAAAAGCAAGCTTTTTTTATCGAAATGAATCGTGCATAGGTACATAAAGCATGTGTTCAGCCACGGCTAACCAACCTGCAATACGTTTCTCACATGTGCTGAAACACCATTCCGGGTGAGTACGATTTAAACATTCTGCCATTTTTCTCTTACTCATTCCCCGTCCTTCGTACCTTTGCCGGAGAATATTGATTAGCCCGGGATATTCCCCAAGCACCTCACTGATAACGCGATCAATAATCAACGCCTCTGTGTCTGTACAATGTGACAACCAGCTCTTCTGCTTCCCTCTGGTCATATCCCGAAAAAATGCCTCAAGTTCCGGTTTTTCCAGCCCGGATTTCTTCATGCTGCGTAAAACCTCATTAACTGCTGTTTTCGTCAGCTTTTTCGAAACCAGTAACCGGTTAAACATATTTCCGGATTTACCCCCACCGATATACGACCACCGCCCCCACATCCGTAATTTCCCCTGGATCCAGACTGCTTCCAGCGTGTTCAGGCGTAAATGTTCGCCGCTTTTGCCTGTAATTTCCGGATATATCATATTTACGCTCACTCACTCTCAATTTTGTAAATCTTCACGCCCAGCCGTCCCCCAGGAACGCGCTGACCGCGCACAATATTGATTTCATCAAACTGCTCGTCGTCTATGAGAAGTCCGGCATGCGTCAGCGCATCCAGTGGTGCTTTCAGGATATTGTCCAGGTCACGACGACGTTTATCCGGTGGCTCTGCAATAATCTTTATCGCCAGCCTTCCGGACAGGTTTAATTTCAGCCGCTGCTGGCGAACAATAAGCGCCACATCACGGCGATAACGCTCACCGGCTTTTGATACAAAATATGTGCTGCCACGACGTCGCCAGTAAGTGTTCACCGTTGGCGGGTAAGGCAAAACAAATTCTATGCGTTCAGTCATTCATGCTTTCCACTTCAGGACACCCGAATTTCTCGCGTGCATTAAAAAACGAATCAGCAACAACAGCTGGCTGCCGTGTTTTTCTTCAAAATCTTTTACCCCGGCGTGTAGTTCGCTATGGCATTTACGGCACAGCGGAATAACAAACAAATCATCAGCCTTTGTTCCCATCCCTCCCAGTCCATGACCAATGATGTGATGCGGATCATCTGCCTGATTACCACACGTCATGCATTTCTGCGTTTTTACCCAACGCGTGTATACAGGCATCTCTTCCCGTCGTGGTTTCTGGCGCTGGAGATACTGAGCCGGTGACTCCGGATCAACGGCAATGCTTACCACCGTCTTTTCCTGTGGCGGGTTTTGCTGGTGGGCGTGAGGCAGTAGCGCAATATTTTTTGTGCGCTGCTTCAGCATGCTGGTGGCGGTCTGCTCTCCCGGCACGATGTCGCTCTCGCGGTATACTGAGCGAATTTTTTCCGCGCGTAATCCCAGTGAACGACGTAACACCGTCTCCGGTAGTGCGTCCGCTACGTTATTTATGGTTGCCCACCAGGATAATTCAGCCAGCGATAATTCCCGCTCCTGCGTGCCATTCATTGCGTGGCGGATGACATCAATCATCCATGCTGACAGGTTTTGGTGAGCAAGCTGCCCGAGTGATTCGGAAGTCTGGTTACGCAGCTGGTTGTCGCAGTGCCAGCACAACACCATCGCGCCGGTACCGTAACGATGTATGACGGTTTCACTGTGATGGTAGTCACCATGAGGCCACTGGCAGGATTTAATGTGGCGTAACAGCCAGTCAGACAATGCACCAGCACCACCAGCAGCACGAATCACCCGCTCATCGCTGAAAAATGGCAGTAATGATTTATCCTCCGCCAGCGGCTGGCGAACAGCAGGAACGACTCCGGACGGCAGACCGCGCATGCTTTTCGGTTCCGGCTCCACCAGAACTCGAGGGTTATGAAATACCTGCATGGATTCACGGCCCGGTTTTAGCACCACCAGCCCAAGTTCCGGTACCGGAACAGGTCGAAGTAATACCCGCACGTTACCTCCAGATGCGTTGCTGGAATGTGCGGGACGGACGCGGTGGGCGTTCGGAATAAGGGAGCCTGACATAGATTATCCAGTGACGATAATCGAGGCTGAGGGCTTTCTTAATCTCGTATCCGCGTCTGCGGTAGTTATGAATTAGCCATTCGGCCTGTTCTTCAGTACATGGTGGGTGTTGGTACCAGTCGGTTTTAAATGCGTGTGAACGCCGCCCATGCCGGATGGCAAGGTCGGTATCAGAATTGTGAAATTTGGTTTTGTGCACCATCTGTTTTCTCTGCTGGCGCAGCAGGTGTCAGGTGTTCAGGCTGACGTGCGAATTGTAAACCAGAATGCCAGGAAAAAACAAAACCCGCCGAAGCGGGTTAAGTGCGGGTGCGTTGAGGATGCCTGACTCATCAGAGGTGGCGAGGGATTTCTCCCTCGCCTGGTCTCTTACTCCTCAGGTTCGTAAGCTGTGAAGACAGCGACCTCCGTCTGGCCGGTTCGGATTCGTACCTCGCAGAGGTCTTTCCTCGTTACCAGTGCCGTCACTATGACGGTTAAACAGATGACGATCTGAACCGCCCCGGAAATCCTGGAGA